ACCGCATCGGGCGGAAGCGTGACTTTGTATTTCGAATGAGCAAAAAAAACATAACAACCTTTACAGGAACTCAAAAGGGTTTAACTGTAATAGGTGATTACTGTTATGCTTATACTGGGAATCATCCCGCTAATACAACGTCAGTTGAAGGGTTAAACTTTACAACAGGTAAATATATTATAGTCGGAAAGTTTCAGCTTAATCAGGCAATAGGAAATGCTGATAGTTCGAGTGGTGCTTCATCTTATGCACAAATAGAATTAAATGGTAATATTGTTTCGCATATGCATTCGGGTGGAAGTAGTAGAGATCCTTTAGAAATACAATACTTAGTCATTCCCCCAAATACTGAAGTTATAGTAAGATTATATTCTGATGAAGACCAAGCTACACGTTATATTACAGGGGTATTAACAGGAAGAGTTTACAATGGATAAATCAACAGTAATAAATGTTAATGAAAGCATTACAGAAACAACCGGTAAGAATATGGAACAATGGTTGCTCCGTATCGTGGTCTTGTATTTACTGTTTGGAGACAAAGCAATGGGTATGATCTAATGACAGCTATTGGCCCAAGCAAGAGCATCTTACGAGTTAAAGAGGGGAATATCTACGGTTGGTCAGGTAGTTCAAGTCTCACGTCCTCAGCCGTAGTCCTTCTCGATTATAATAATCCGTCTTACTATTACTTAACTCGTATTAACTTAGGGTTTGACTGGAGTGATCAAGGCCCAAGTGAAGTATTAAGTTATACAGTAGAAGTAGATGGTACTGGTTTGTTTATTGAAAAAACAGTATTAACAGATCTAAACTTAGGCTTTCAACCTAAACAAATAGAGTTTGTAATACCACCAAATGCAAGGGTTAGAATTATGGCTACACAATCAGCTAACAATGGAGCTGTTAGTTGCATCTTAACGGGTTTTAGGTTGTAGGATGGTTAAAGAAAGTGAATTTGAAAAGCTAACTAAAAACATTGACTGGAATAGAGTAGTTTTAACAGCTATCCCGTTACTACAACCTTTTCTAATATTTGGTGCTTGGTTAGGGGCTTGTAAATTTGATAATCGAGCAGATGCAGTAGCAAAACTAATTGCAATAGCCGAACCGATACCTACAATAGATCTAAATTTACCAAGACCTGTTGTTTTAGCTTCTCTTTATCATTCAACAGATGAAGCTTTAGATGTTTTAAAAGATGTTATTAACTTTTTACAGGATATAGATATACCAAGTGCAGATGAAATTATAGATAATGCTAAAGAAGAAATAGAAGAATTTGTAGATGAAAAAACAGGTGAAGGTATAACTGATAGTGCACAATTTTTAAGAGATTATAATGATTGTAAGAAAAACGCTAAGGATACTCTTGGTATTGCTTATAACAAATTTACAGGTCTTGCTTGGATAACTTCTTGCTTAGTTCAAAAAGGATATACAAGAAGTATTGTTGAGGAATGGGTAAAGAAAAAGTTGGGTGTCTAAATGACAGACGAAACATTTGCCGTCATTTGGATCTTGAGCTTTGGTCTTTACTTTGCAATTTATACATTTTGGATACCCTTAAAAACGCAAAAAAGAATCGAGGATTGGTTAAGAGGGAGTGAATCAGATGAAACCCTCCTATTAGCATTAGAAGTAGTAGTAAGACGAATAAGAGAGCAAACATTAATCGACTTTGAGGAATTTATGTTGCCTCAAGCAAGAGAGAATCTTCAAAAGTTTTGGTCGGGAGCAATGGGAAATGTTGCTAAGGAAATGAAAAACTCGGAGGAGGGGTCTAATCTTCATATGATGCACAATATTGCAAATGAACTTTCGGGACAGCCGTGGTACGTCCAAGCTTTAGGATCTAAACTTATGCCGATGATTGCAGAAGCTACACAAAAAGAGGGGGGCAAACCCAAGCCACCGCTAAACGAAGGCATGGGTTTGCTCAAATAACGCAGTTTTAGGTCATTTACACGCATTTTAACGCACCAAACTCCCTTTCCTAACCCCCTAACCCTACACATCCTCAACTCAGGCACCACGTCGTCCGCACCTGTAACATCGAATTACATACTTTGATGCAGAACCTCGCATACAGATACAAATCATAGTTTCTCCTTTATCTCTTCTAATAGTTCAATTATCTCACACATTTTACACTTCCACAGTAGCTTTTGATGTTGGTTATATGTGCAATCATCACAATAGATCATGATTCAATTCTCAAGCCATACCCTAAAGCTTTAGACATGTCCACTTTAAACGTTTTATTCTTTGACATCCCTTTTAAACCCCCTTCTTTAAGCCATTTGTTTAATGTGCTATCTTTACCTATACGCATAATAGTCTCACTATCATGCAAATGTTCATAGTTCTCATTAGAATGTTCTAAGAGATGAACATGCACTCCGATATAGTGCTGTTCATTACCTTTAGAATCAGTCTTAACAAAGTCCTGATCTATCTCTCCGGTAAAGCGTAGGACAGCAGATTCACCGTCCCATAGTGCGAAGCTTGATACCTTGCGGTATCCTGATAACAAGTCGTCATCTACCATATGCCTTAGTAGGGGATGGAGGTATATATGTGTTGTGAAAGGGAATAAAGTTATATAATGGATTTGGGTATACTAATTTATGCCTAAGGGTGTCTATCGTAAAAAAACTAAACGTGGCTTTATGCATTTCCGTGATGGAAAATTAATCTCTAAAGCTTCCTACGAAAGGTCGAAGTCTACCAAAAAGAGATCTACACGTAAAGGGATGATACGAAAGACATCCCGTAGAGCATATACAAAAGTGAAACGGGGTAATAGTAGAAGCATGAAAAAAGCAATTCCACATCCAAGCGTAACAGGTATGGCGTCAGGATTAGCAATAGCCTCATACCTGAATCAAGGTGGAACCGATTCTGCCTTTGGACAAACTATCCAATTAGATAGTGTAATCAAGGATGTAACCGATGGAGAACTTGGACAAGCATTTCAAAAGTTATCCAGTAATGCGATTAACATGATCGGAAGTGACGCAGGACGTAAAACATTAGTTGGTGCAACAGGTGTTGCATTAATTGGTGCATTGGCACGTTCACGATTTCCGCAGTTAAAACTTGGAGGAAGTAAGCTATACTTTAGAATATAATGGCAACAACTATAACAAGAACATTTGACGCAACGCCTACGGATAAGACTTATTTTAGTCTAACCGACAACATGAACAGCAGTAATTTAGGAAACATTCAAGTACCTGCTGGTTCATCAAGAGTCTCAAGAGTGGACTGTGCATTTGATACACCTGATACAAAAGGTGTTGTATGTGCAATGAGATTAACAGGATCTAACATGTCCGAGCAGAACGCAACCATTTATGGTGCCTGTGGAGATACTGCTGACGCTGGAGGTATACCATCCTTCAATTCAGTAGATGTAAACTTTCCTGTATCCGGCGTAAATAATATAGATCTGCAAATTGCTCTACAATATACAACTGGCACGGCAACCGCATCGGGCGGAAGCGTGACTTTGTATTTCGAATGAGCAAAAAAAACATAACAACCTTTACAGGAACTCAAAAGGGTTTAACTGTAATAGGTGATTACTGTTATGCTTATACTGGGAATCATCC